AGGGGGTATGTCAGATTTGTCCACTCTTCTCCCCGATAAGAAAGAGAAAGGGGTCTCTCCCTCATACTCCCTCTCTACTAAAGAGAAAGAATTACCCCTCTTCTTTAAGAATAAGAGTACGGACCTCGATTTCATCTCGGCCCTTAAATCCAATTACAAATGGTTGGATATCGATAAGGAGGTGGCCAAGATGAAAGGCTGGTTACTGGTTCATCCAGAGAGGAAGCTGACGCGCCAGTTTGCGATCAATTGGCTCAACAAACTTGATCGACCGTTAAACTACAATCCTGCCTCCAACAACAATGACTGGAGACGCATGAAGCTTTAAGGCCATGGAAAGTCCATTCGACAAACCGTTCCCCTATTACGTTGCCAGCGAAAAAGCGTTGCTTTCCTGCATCATGCATAGACCCTCGATTCTCCTCGACCAGAATTTCAGCGAGGATATGTTCGGTTTTCCTCATAACTTCATCTTTCGTCACCTTGCCGAACTGGCCACCGAACACGAAAGCCTGAACTGGGACATGGTTCTGGAAACGTTTTCCCTTGCTCGTCTGTCCGAGATCGGCGGGAAGCAGACCTTGAACGAGGTTCTTTTTCATTGCCCGACTTGGGAGGGTTGGGAATTTTCGTATAAGCTGGTCCTCGAAGCATACCAACGGCGAAGACACATGGAGTTCGCTATGACCCAGTATGCCAGATGCATGAACCTGGACCAGCCATTCGACCCGGACGCGCTGGTCAAGTTTGATCCGGGGTTACAGCCCAAAGCACCGGAGTCCGATACCTATTCCGACGCCAAGGCTGCCATTGAACAGATGTTCGACAAAACCAACTTCGAAACCCGGATTCACCTGACCGGTATCAAACGATTAGACCAGGTGCTTGGTTACGTCCGAGCCGGCAACGTGATTGTCATCGGCGCTCAGACCTCACAGGGCAAAAGCGCCATGGCGCACAACATCGCCGCCAACGCCTGCTGGGGAGATGCGCTGAAGAAAGTTGCTGTTTTCTCCATGGAGATGACCAAAGACGAGGTCTGGGAGCGAATCTTTGCCTCCAAGTGCAACATCACCATGAGCGACATCCGAGACCGGGATTTAGACGGAAATGACAGACAGAAGATGGAGGAGTTTGTCACCAATAAACTCAAACCCGGAGAACACCGGCTCACCGTGGTGGACGAGACCATCAACGATGTGGCTGAGATCGTCAGCCGGTGCCGCCGGATCAAGAAGCGTTTCGGATTAGACCTCGTCATCGTCGATTACATCCAGCTTATTTCACCGGCTGGAGCGGCACGGAATGTAAACCGGCAGATCGAGGTGGCCTCCATCAGCCGCACGCTCAAGGTAATGGCCCGCGAACTCAAAGTTGTGGTGGTCAGCCTTTCCCAGCTTAACGAGTCCGATCACCTTCGGGAATCCAGAGCCATTGGCCACGATGCCGACGTGGTGCTGCATATTGTCGAGAAGAAGGAAACGGACGGCTCGCTTCGTCACATCCAGATTGTCAAGGCCCGTAACGGAGCAACCGGAGAGGTAGATGTGGATTTCTTCTCTCCTTACGCAAGTTTCAGTGACCGGCCGGAATAAAATTGTTGACATGAATTACGGTTTCTGATGACAACCTGTTTGCGCGAGTAAAAGACAAGAAGCAACATACTGGGGCGATCAGCCGTGAGCGGTCGAATAGCTTGTGGATTTCCGAGGTTATCCTCCTTTGGTAATTAGCCGCGTCATCCCCGGAGATAGGCGAGTGAAAGTTCGCGAAACGGCTGATTGTTTCGGTAAAAAAGGAGGAACATGAGTTACGGACTTTCAAGTGGCAGACGCTGGGGAGCACAACAGGCAGCAGGAGAAGCCTCGCGAAAATATGTGCCAGGACACCCGCTCAAGGCTTTCGTCGGCGCTCACACCAAAACGGACAGGGAACCGATGAGCACGCCCGAGTACAAGGGCCACATTCGGAGGAAGAAATGAAACTCACTCCCAAAGCGCCACAAGGCCCGTCTAACGAGGAACTCAACCGGATTCCATCCGACCCATATCTTCCGCCCTACGGAGGGAGCGGAGCACTTTTTGCTGATCTGGTCAGCGGCCCTTACATGGACCCCGGCCGCGCCACCAGCGTTATCACCGTCATCGGAGACAGAACCAAAATCGGGTCGCAGAGAATTCGCAACTTCCCATGAGCAACGCGCATAAAACTCACTCCACTGAACAGCACGCCGAGACCAAGGATTCCGTGGTTCCGGCGGTCATCCCTTTTCCTGCCACGGCTTACGTCTACAACGGGATGCACTATACGCCGATATCCGCTTTTGCCGGCATCGGCACCACGCCCAAGGTCACCTTCTTTGATCAGGTAAGTCAGAAGGAGATGGCGGCAGCGATCACCACTAACGACGGAACCACGCTAACCGTTACCACCACCACTGGAAGCACGGCCTACTCCTTCCCCATGAAGGGTGAGGGCAGCGCCATGGTCCCGGTTGCACTGCTGGGTTGATGTGGCTTCAACCCTTCAATTCCTGACACCCGTCCTGTACCAGGCGGCTACCAATCCCGTCGCCTTCGTCTACCACGTAGACTGGCCGGGAAACGATCTGCTCAACCCGGTCTTTCACGCCTACAAGGTAAACGTGGCCAACAACGTGGTCACGGAACTCGGAACTTTTCACACCGTGGGAGCCGCCCAAAGCGCCTGTCAGACCGATTACACAGGTCCGGCCACCTTATTCAAACCGCCCAAAACCGTCTACGCATAATGCAAGACCAGACCCCAATCGTTAGCGCATCCGGTCTGTGGTGCGGATACTTCGCTGCACAAGTTCACCCCGGAGACGGTGATTACCGTCCACTCGATGTTACCAACACCCAAACTTACGGTAACCCGACCCTGTTCACCTCTGTCGAAAAAGGAGTTGCTCTTACTCATCGTTCTTTTGTGGCTGTCGATTGCCATGCCACCTGTGACCATGATGTCGCCGTCGAAAGAACTTTGGCGGTCGAGATCGACAAAGGTGATTCCGGCGGTGTTACGGAGAGAGGACAAAGCAAGTTCGTTTTCGGAGATGGAAACGCCTACTATCAGGGAATCCTTGAAGCCGGACATATTGTTCGTTCCTCCGTTTCAGCCCCCGGCGACGAAATCTCCGTCCAGGAAGGGTACGTCTCCGTCATCGCCAACCCCGTCTAAAAATGCCGGCAAAAAGCGCATCGCAAAGGCGTCTGATGGGCGCGGCCCTTAACGCCAAACGCGGAGGTAAAACCTTCCCCGAAGCCCGCAAAGTGGCTGGCCAGATGAGCGAAAAACAACTGGAAGATTTCGCTCGCAAACCGAAACGGAAAAAGTAGTAAAATGCTGCCTACCACCGTCAGAGATGAGGCTCCGCTGGACGGCGGATTGTACGGCCGCCAGAATGGCGCCTGGTCCGCAAGCGCGATCCAGGCCGACGCCCCGGCTGACGGCGAATTTTATTACCGGAGCAACAATAATTGGGTTGTTTCAGCGGTCGGACCTCGCGCCGAGCCGATCCTGATCACACTAGGTGAGACAGTGTTTACTGCCCTGAACACCTGGTACGACGTTCTCCCGGCTTACACCTTTGCTTTGCCGCGCACCGGCAACAGCCTGATCCAGGTCCAGACCCAAATCCATTTCATCTGGCCCGGATCAGCAAATAACACGGGCACTTACCTGGACTGGACGCTGGACGGCGGTACTCATTACCAGCGCACCATGCAGTACACCTTGAGCCGCACCGACGACGCATCCGTCAATGACATGCTCGGCACCATGTTTATCAAGGTCAGTGGCAACAGCCCGTCTATTAATCTGAAAGCCAGGCAGTATCAGGGCGCGTCGGGAATAACCATTGTCGGCACCCAGACTACAGCGTGGCCTGCCTTACAATCTTACCTCCTGCTTATCGACGGCGGATCAACCGCGTAGAATTTATGGGCGTACCGGCTAAACGAAACAACACTCACGGCGATAACGCCAACCGCGCGGCGATGAAAGCAAACTCGCTGCTCTACTCGATGAAGTCCAACCCGGCGCCTCCGGTCGGTTCTGGTCTAACCACCCTCAAGCCACTTCAGGGAGATACCCTCCAGCTCACCATGAAGAAAATACAAGCAATCCTTTACGCGACAGGAGGTCCGTAAATGGCCAAGCTCACAGCGGCGGCACGCAAGAAGATCCCAAAATCCAGCTACGCCATCCCGTCTAAAAAGCCGGAAAGCGGCAGCTACCCCATCCCCGACGCCAGTCACGCCAGAAACGCGCTGGCCCGAGTCAGCCAGCATGGAAGCCCGTCTGAGAAAGCTAAAGTGCGGGCTGCGGTTCATCGAAAGTACCCAGGCATAGGGAAAAACAAATGACGATGTGAAATGGGCCGCGCTGGTTTGGCTAATTTTTATGGTTACTCTCGTAGCCAAACAACCACGGCACCCGGTTCACCCGCCTCATCCTGTTCATCCCGGCGAGCCGATCGGCCCCGATGACAATGTCCAGAATGAAGGCGACTTTAATTCGAATGGCCCGATCGATATCCAGGGCGAACTCGACAATTCCGGGACGATAACCTCCAGCGGCCCGATAACGATTCAGAGTGGCGGCACGCTGGTAACCGGAGGAACTATCACCGCGCCGGTCCTTACCAATGGCGGCGATCTGGTATCGAACGGGGTCACCATCAATGGCGCGCTGCATGATCTGCCTCAGAGCACCACCACGATTGCCACATCCCCCGGAACCATTCACGTTAACGGCCCCGCGATGCTGGGCGGAACCCTGGTTTTAGACACTGTGCCGGTTAAAGGAGCTGTGGTTACGCCGTTGGTCGCCACCGGAGGGATCAGCGGGCAGTTTGCTCAGATCGCTCCATCCGTTACCGGCACCAACCTGATCCAGGCTAACCTGTACGGAGTAGACGGTCTAAAAGTAGTTTTTTTGGGGCCGGACCACGGCCAGGTCGTGACGTTGGCAAGTAATTTGCCGGTCGAAAGCCAGGCTTTCCTGGTCTCCGCGTTAGCACCCAATGCCGGCGCGGCGGCGATACCGACTATTATCGGCTTTAGCCAGGGGCAACTGATCGCTGCGATCCTGACCAGTTCACTTGACGCAGGCCAGCTTGGCGCATGGGCCAATGCGTTTGGCAATTTCGTAAATGTCGATGAGGGCGAACCGCAGGGAGCGAGCTACACCAGTGTTGGAATAGGCGCGGCAGTAACCAAGGCGATAGGCAAACATTGGTTAGCTGGAGCCGGAACCGGATGGATACGTACTTTTAACTCGAACCTGAGCGAGAACACCGGATGGGGTGCTATCTATGGTGGTTACGTCACGGATGGGTTTTACTGCTATGCCGGAACAATTGGGGCAGGCAGTACGTTTAGTTCCCAGCGAGATGCACTTCTTGGCGTAGCGAGATCCAATTCCTCGGCGTTTCTGTGGAGTTCCTTTGCTCAAACCGGCTACAATTTCAAAGTTGGCGCAGTGTCTTTTGGACCCAGTGCATCATGCCAGTGCGGAGTGTCGAGCGTGAGGGGATATAGCGAGAAAGGGAGTGCTGCGCCCTTGAGAGTGCGAAGCAATACCCAGGATTCGATCGTCTCCGAGCTTGGTCTAAAGAGTTCGGTAACCGTTGGCCGTTGGTCCTTTGAAGCATTCCCGCGCTGGAAACATGAGTACGCCAAAAGCGCAATCCCGAGTGAGGTGGAAATTATCGGGCTTCCAACCAGTTCAACGACCGTCTTTGGACCTCCTCTGGGGCATGATTCGTTATCTCTGAGTTCAACATTGAGCTTTAGCCTGTCGGATCGCACAATGATTTCTGTGAGCTACCAGGGAGAACTGTTGCGCAAGAACTATAACGCTAACGCGGTGGTAGCGACCGTGTCGCTAGCGTTTTGAAATATGAGACCAGAACCTAGAAGCAGTTGGAAGCCCAATCAGGTGTTTGTGCCGGACTTGAGCCATTACGAATGGCCGTGTGATTTTAACGCCTTGGCCGAATCAGGTTGCCTTGGGGTAATATACAAAGCCACGCAGGGAACGGGCTATCACGATGACACCTACGAACAGGCTCGCAGTGCAGCTTACGCCGCAGGTCTGTTATGGGGTGCTTACCATTTTGCGGATGGGAGCAACGTTGGAAAACAGGTTAACAACTATCTGTCGTTTGCGATGCCGACCGCTGACGATCTGATCTGCCTGGATTTTGAGGATAACGGGAGCAACTCAATGAGCTTGTCCGATGCCGAGAACTGGATTCAAAAAGTAGAGGACAACCTGGGGCGCACCGGCCAGTGCGTTCTGTACAGCGGCAACCGGATCAAGGAAACGCTGGGTGATCGGATCAGCGAGTTCTGGGGCAGCAGGAGATTGTGGATCGCCCAGTACGGAACCAGTGTGCAGATCCCGGCTTCATGGGATACTTATTGGCTGTGGCAATATACTGACGGTTCAATCGGTCCAGAACCGCACCAGTGTGCCGGAACCGGCCCCTGTGATATGAACGCTTACCAGGGCGACGAAACGCAGTTGGTTACCGAGTGGAGCGGGGCGGGAATGCCGACGCCGTCTCCTGTGCCGGAAGAACTGGTGGTAAATATTCTGATCAGTGCGCCGGAAGGAGTCACTGTCAACGTTACTAAGCAATAATCATGAGACAGGTAATCATGTCATTCGGCCCGTACCAGACTTTCGTCGAACACGGGAAACCAGGTCCATATACCGGGGAGGAGCTGGGCGTGATGTGGCTGAAGCACACGGCACACTTGTGCGGCAGCAAACTCAAAAATTATGATCTGATCCTGCTCCTCCCGAAAGGAACCAAGGTTCCCGAGGAAGCTGAAGCGTGGCGAACCGTCACCAGGTTCGACGAAAATTCCAAGATTGAAGCTTGGCCCATGGGACCAAACGCGGTCTTTCAGCAGGTACAGTGGTTTTACTATCACAATAAGCTGACAGGCCCCTTCTTCTGGTGTGAGCCGGACTGCGTCCCGGTCGTTCCCGACTGGCTGGACCTGATCCGCAAAGAATACGAGGAAGCCAACAAGCCTTTCATGGGTGCTCTGGTCGAGGCCATCAGCAAAAACGGTACGCGGGTTCCACGCCACATTACTGGCAACGCAGTCTATCCCGACAAAGCCTATAAACTGGCGCCCAAGCTCATGGAAGCCAGAAACACTCCGTGGGATGTATGGGCAGCAGAAGCGATCCTCAAACAGTGTCATTTTACCAACCTCATACAGCATGAGTACCGGCACGAGGAAATCAAAAGCCGCCGGGAACTCTCCCAGATACTTAGACCGGATACCGCGCTGTTTCACACCGACAAATTCGGCGCCATATACAGATTTCTCGGGGGCGGCCAGGTAGCCGGTCCCGAACCCCACCAACGAGATGAAATCTCGAGTACGGCAATAACAAGAGAACAAATAGGCAAACCGTTGGTGGAGGTTTTAACCGAACCGCCGCCACCTCCCGATCTGGATACCATGCTGGATATGATCAGGATGCGTTCTGAATTAGACAAAAACGACCGTCGCAAAATTGCTTACTTCATGCTGGAGCACAACTTAGTGAACAGCGGCCATTTCGGAACCCACCTCAAGCGCAAGAAGCATTTGGAAAATGCAGAGCAGCCAGCAGATATCCCCGCATGAACCTTGGCCGTTCCCGTTCTACGCTTTTCCGCAGCAATTGACGGAGATCCAGAAATTGCTGTACTGCGGTCTGCATGATCCCGATCCCAAACTGAAGGAATTCTATCGCGGCCGGTTCTATTACCGCAAAGCCGCCATCCGTCTATTATGGAGCGAGGCTGACGTACTCTGGCACGACTGGATCGACCGGATGGTCAGGAGCTGGTGCGACTACAACTGGATCACGTGGACCGGACCTGCCGCCAGCGGCAAGTCGATGGCGGCAAGCCTGCTCGCTCTGGAATACTGGATGGAAGACCCGACGCATACCAGCGTCATCATGGCCTCAACCACCAAACAGGCTTTGGCTCGCCGAATCTGGTACTACGTTCAGGATCTCCATTCGAAAATCCCGCCCGAGGCAGGGAACAAGGGAGACCCCGTCTATTCTGAATATCTGATACGCTGGCGTATCGGAGACAAGAAAAACGGCATATTTGGCCTGGCCGTGGAAGACGGACCAGTAGAGGAGGCCATTCATAACCTCATCGGGTTTCATAATAGACGGGTGGCGCTGATCGTAGACGAGGCGCCAGGAGTGCGAGAAGCAATATTTGGTGCCTGCGACAACCTTTCGAAGAACCCGGAGTTCAAGGCGTTGATGATGGGCAACGCTGAATCACGCGAAGATCCGCATGGCCGGTTCTCGGAACCTCTGGGGGGATGGCAGGAAATAGACCCGGAAATAGACCGCGAATGGGAAACACAAGGCGCGATGGCCCGAGGCAACGGCGTCTGCGTTTTCTTCGATGGTCGCAAATCTCCGGCTATCACCGAGCCGGACGGGAAGGAGAAGTTCCCTTTCCTGATCAACCAGGACCAGATCCAGAGCGCGTTGGATTATTACAAAACGGACGAAGACCCGCGATTCTGGTCGCAATCGATAGGTTTCTGGCCGCCCATCTCGTTGAAACGCACGGTGTTAGACGAACGCATCGTCATCAACAACCGCTGCCGGGAAGCCGCCACGTGGTACACCAAGTTCAAGACCTACGCCGCTTTTGATCCTTCCTACGAGGGCGGCGACCGTAAAGTATTTCAGGGTTTCAGGATGGGCCGTCTAGGACCGGACGAAAATGAACGCTGGCAGATTGAATTCATGAAGCCGGTGGAATTAAAAATATCGATCCGGGACGACCATGAAATACACTATCAAATTGTTCAGCAGTGCATCGACCTCTGCGAGATGCTGGAAATTCCACCTGAAAACTTCGCTCTCGGCTCTTCCGGGGAGGGAGGTGGTCTACTGGCAATCTTCCGACGTGAATGGGGGGCCGTGGTCGGGATCGAGGAAGCAGGCATGGTCAGCACTCGCCCGATATCCCACTCCAATCCAAAATCATGCCACGACGAGTATGACCGTGTGGTCACCGAGCTGTGGTTTGCCGTGCGTGAGTTTGCCATTCACGGTTGTCTCCGGGGATTCCCCGACGACGCCTTGCGAGAGTTTTACGTTAGACGGTGGGACATCCAGAACCACAAAGTAAGGCTGGAAACCAAGAAGGAAATGAAAAGCCATTTCCGGCGCAGCCCGGACTATGGCGATGCCGTGAGTTTTTGTGTCGAGCTGGCCAGACGCATGGGCGCCGTAGCCGGTAACCCTGCGCTGATCAAGGTCAAGAAATGGGGCAAGAAAGATCAGGAAGAGTACGACTTGGTGGTGGCCGGCGAGGACAGCTTCGCAACCCAAGGATCAATGGACTATGACTACTAGGGCGCAGCACGAAAAGGAACGCAAGAAAGACGAATTCCCGAACAGCGGTTTGCTTTCCAGGAACGATAAGAAAGACCCAAATAACCCGGAACATAAAAGATACGCCGATTACAAAGGCAAATGCGATATCGGAGGGGTTCCCTATTGGATAAACGGG